TGCCCCAGCGGATCGCGCTGAAGTCACCGGCAAAGCCCATGACCTTGGTGTCGACAGCGAGCACGCCGGTTCCGTCGACCGTGTTAGACACGGACGCGCGGTGGCCGTCGAGTTCGGACACTTCGGTTCCGAGCTGGAAGTTGGGGTACAACTTCTGCTCAGAGTTGGTGCCACGCAACGCCGAGAACTTCGACGCATACGCCGGGGACAGTGCGATGTCGCGGGGAATGAAACCATCGGCAAGGATCAGCGCGTCCGCCGCGTCGAGGCTCACGTAGGGCTTGTCCGCTGCGACGTACTCGACCAGGTTCGTCGTGTCCGTGAGTCCACCATTCATGGCGACCACAACGGCGCCACCAGTCGGATTGATCTCGTGGAACACACCGAAGTCCAGCGCACGCGAAAGCGAAGGCTGAATCTCAGCGAGGATCTGGTCGATTACTGCGAGCTGGCGGTCTTCGTCGGCCCACAGGACTTCCTCGTTGAAGCGAAGGGTCTTGTGGAACTTGAACGGCTTGACCGTCTTGGTCGTCGGCGTGACGGTCGAGGCGCCCTTCTGCCCGCCCTCACCGACGTACTCGGCTTCGCCGATGCTGAAGGTCCAGGACTCGCCCTCGCCGTAAGTCATCGGGATCGAGTTGGACAGTGCGGCGACGGCGGAACCGTTCTTAACGGCACCGAGCCACGGGTCGAGCTTCTGCTTCGGGATCGTGAGCGATCCGGTTGCGAATGTAGCCATTGCGTTCTCCTTCTAAGGGGTTATTCGCCAGACTTGAACAGGCTCTGCGCGAACTCGCGCATCGGGTCGTCCTTGGGGTCTGACTGTGATGTCTTTTGGTGGGGCGCACGGGGGGGGTTGGATGCGTCGGCCTTGAGGTCCTTGAGGAGTTCGTCGGCGTCGGCTTCCAGTTCCTCGCGCGTACTGCCCACAAGCCTTTTGGCCTGCGTGGGGGTGAGGCCCTTAACGAGTGCGACGGCGTTGCGGTTTGCTTCGGATCGCACGGTGGCAAGTTCCTGCTCTGCCTTTTCCGCGCGGTCTGCGGCCTTCTGCACTTCCGTCTTGTTCGCCTCTTGGGCCTTGTCGAACTCGGCGGCCTTCGCGACCACGGCGTCGTAATCAGCAAACTTTGCACGCTCGCGCGCTAGCCTGCCCTCGATGATGTGGTTGAGTTCGTCCTGGGTGGCCGGGGCCTTCCAGTCGTCCGCCTTGGGCTCGCTGGCTTCGGGCGTGGGGTTTTCGTTGGGCATGGTGATTCCTTCCGTTTAGGCTCGTCAGCCGTGGCCGTGCTTTTACGCGCACGTAGCGTTACCCCCACCTGAAGGCGGGACAGTTAGAGCAGTTCCGAGCGGAACGCGTCGAGCGTCTTCGTGTTGCTCTCGATCCATCCGGCGATGTTTGCCTGGTGGCGTGCGAGACGGTCGCCGCCGTCAACCTTGTCGAGGGCGCGCAACTTGCTCGTGCTCTGGGACGCCTCGTAAGCCTTCACGTCGACCTCCGGGGCGCTCGGGTCCCACGAGGGGCGCGCTGTGCAGTGGTCGTTGTTGTGGGCCGCAAAATCGGCGGTAGCGCTTTTGTAGACGGCCCCACGTTGTGACAACATCACGCAGAACTGGCACGCATCGGCTCGAGCAACACGGTTCCAGCCCTGAGCGCGCGAGTCCGCACCAACGTTCCGCATCACCGTCTGGGATGCGATTGCGTTGATGATCGCGCCGCCAATGACCTGGATGCGAGACAGTGCAGCCGGGGCCGCATCCGTGTTCAGCGGATCTACTGCCCAACGAATTGAACCCGCAGTTGCCGCCACATCAAAGTCGGTAGCAATGTCGGCCACGTATTTTGACGGCACGCGCTCAGATAGGCGGAGTGCGTCGTAATACTGCGCCGCGAGCAGTGACGTTGTTTCGCCATAGGCGACACCATTTGCCACCACAGCCTCAGTCATCGCATCACGCACCGCAGCAACGTTCTTCAGGTTCAGCGTCTGCCACGTCGAGGTGATGCTTCGTACCGTGCGTTCCTCGATGCGCGCGATGTCCGCCCGATACTCAACAGTCAGAATGTCCACGACCGCACGCCGCTACTGGTTCGTGGTGGGCGCCGCCAGCAGGGCGGACACACGCACCGCTGCGAGCGCACGGTTCTTCTCGGCAAGCGCGCGTCGCGCCTGATCCTCAGTGAGGCCCAGCAGTTCCATGCCCACACTCGTCTCGGCGAGCCATGGCATCACAGACAGTTGCTTCATGCCCGCGTCCGCCTCGGCGGAACGCGACAGGAACTGTGCCGGGCGCCACTTGGGGCGCAAGGCGGGTTCGAGCTCGGCAGTCAGATTCGGATCACCAGCCTTCATGGCAAGCGCACGGGCGGTCGCACGAGACAGCGCGGGCGTCCAGTCGTCGGTTGCGCCCTCGGCCTCGGCAATGAGGTCGTGCTGGGCGGCGTCGTAGGACTCGGCGCTCGTCGGGTTCGCGAGCTGGGTGATTGCCAACGACGAGTCGGGTAGCCCGGCCTCGCGTGCGAACAGTTTCGCGTGCGCATTCAACGCCGCAAGGTGGGGCTCGGGGGAGGACGCAGAGAATTGCTTCACGTCGACGCGTGGGTTGGCAGCGTCGTCGTCGTCAGGGATACCCTTGATGCGGCCGAGCATCACCTGGAATGGGTCAGCGTTGTCACCAAAGATCGACGTGTCTGCACCAAGCATCCACATTTCAGGGAACGAGTACACATCCATGTGACCCTCGAGGCGCAACAGTTCACGAATCGCCATGTCCTGAATCGCCATCATGGGCCGCGAGATCCGCGACGATCCGAACGCTCGACCATTGCGCGGACGATACGGCAACAGGTCCAACGTCATGCCGTAGCCATGTTCAGAGCGTGTAACCTCCGACCACTTGCCACCAGACTTCTCGCACGTGGAGACAATGCCGGGAAGGTGCAAGGTGATGCCGACGGGCTGGCCGTTGTCAGTGCTGCCCTCGCTCGTGCCGCGCTCGTCAATGACCAGGCCGGCACTCAAGCGACGGGTGCGCGCATTCCAAATACCAGTAGCGTCCAAGGCGTCAAAGAAGTGGATGCCCACATCGGGCTCGCCAGGCTCGCCCGCCACCGTCGACACAAACGCCGACGCATGAATCAGGGACGCCGTAGCACCCTGCCCAATCTCCGAACCAAGCGAATTGTCTGACCACAACTCATCGAAGCCAAGGCTTGACAGGTCGCCACCAGTCCACGTAAACGTGTCCACGTTGCAACGGCGCACCAGCATGTCGACGGCCTTCGCGGTCCATCCCACCGTGGTCGCAAGGTTGCTATACGCCGGGGGAAGGATTGCCGCAACCTGCTGGACAGCATGCTTTGACTCGTAGTACGAGCGGCGCAAAACGTTGCGGCGCATCTTTGTGGCGATCTGCTCAAGCATCGTATTGACAACAGAGTTCTCATCGTCAGAGAGTCCCGCAATGGTGATGGGCGTATGCGCCATGTCACATCACCTGTGCCTTTCGTCTGCTAACAGAAGTTCCGCGAGTGTTTGAGTTGCCGTCCCTTGGGCGTCGGCCGCCGTTCTTCAGGCCAGACACCGCCAACGCGACAGCCTCCATTGCTGGAATGTCCGCGCCCTCTTCGAGCGCCATAAAGCCCCACCCGCCCTGATGCCCGATGGGGCGACGGCCAGCGGCAGACACCGCATGGGAAAGTCCCGGCTGGCCCGCGTGTGTGACGTCTCCCAGTTTGATGAGCTCGATGAGGTGTGCGCTTAACGTGATGATGCCCTCAAATGTTGGGCGATCCAGTCGGCGACGTTGAACACCTGCCGCGATCAGCTCCTCAGTGAGAAGGCCCGCCATTGACTTTCCGTCAATCACAATGGAGTCACAGTCACGCCAACGCTCAGCAAGCCACTTCGTCACGTTCGCCAAACCCACCGACGTAGAAGCCGACTCGAGCACCTCAACAAACGGGCGCCCATCCTCGCAAGTCTCCGCAACCGCAATCGCCATACGCGAACCGTCCGCAGAGAACCGCACACCGTAAGCGCGGTTACCATCCATCGGTGTCGGACCGGTCAGGTTTTCCCAGACGCCGGGCTCAACCAAGCGGGCGGCGGCCTTCGCGTCATCCCAGATGCCGTAAGCCTCACGGCGAAAGTTGTCATCAGACCCGAGAAGTTTCTGCATCCGCAAGATCGCAGACTTGCCGGTCCTATGCGGGAAAGAAGGATTAGCCTTCGCGAGTTGTGCCCAATCAACAATCTTCGCGTCAGGGTCCGCCGAGAACTCAACGAATGCCGTGTCAGCGTCCCCGGCAATAGCGTCCGACCGGCGAGCAGTGAACACCTCGCCGCTATCCTTGCCCGGACGTGGCGGCGTGCCCATGAGAAACACGAGGCCATTGGGCGCGGCGTTCGTCGCCGGAACCATGTCGCTCATGGCGTTCTCGGTCAGCTTCTGTGCCTCGTCGAGGATCAGCACGTCGACCTTGTCAAAGCCTCGACCAAAGCCAAACTCGCGCGCGCCAAACAGAATGCGCGAACCATTCTTAAACGCGATGACCTGCTGGCCGTTGGCCGTGCGCGGCTTTCCGTCGATGTACTTGCGGACGCGCGGCTTCAGCGCCATCACGCGCATCTTGCCGAACGTCTCATCCGAGGTGCGCGAATGGTGTGCAGTCCAAATGACAGTGATGCCAGGCGTCAGCGTGCAAAGTGCAA